AGATACTATTCGTGTTGGGGTTACTGGTGGCGGGTGTGCTGGCTATGAGTATATTTTTACATGGGATGATAAAATCGCTGAGTCAGATCTTCTCTTAGATTTTGGTCAACTTAAAATAGTAGTAGATCATTTATCAGCAAATTATCTAGGTGGTTCAATAATCTCATACGAAGAGATTGGTCTCAATTCACAATTTAAAATTAACAACCCTCGTGAAGTTGCTGCTTGTGGTTGCGGTGTATCAGTATCATTAGATCCAAATAAGATAAATACTATCGAGGTAAAATAATGGCAGCTTTAACTAACCAACCACAGAATTTAAATTTCTTATCACCACTTAAGTTTACATTTATTGTAAACAAATTACCTCATGTTAATTTCTTCGTACAGAGTGTATTGCTTCCTGCTGTATCTTTAAACGCAGCTGAAGTACCTACTCCTTTCGTTAAGATTCCTCAAGCAGGTGATCACATTGACTTTACTGAATTCCAGATTGGATTTAGAGTTGATGAACAAATGGAATCATACAGAGAGTTATATTATTGGATTGAAGCATTAGGTTTCCCTGAAAGCTTTGAACAATATAAAGCATTAGCTGATGAAGATAGAAGAATTAACCCTAATGGAAATAAAGAGATACTTTCAGACGGTACTCTTATTATTCATAACAGTAATACTAATGCTAATATAAAAGTTAAGTTTACTGGATTATTTCCTTCAACTCTTTCAGAACTAGCGTTTGATTTAAGAGCTGGTGACGTTTCATATATTGAATGTGTTGCTTCTTTTAGATACGAAAAGTTTGAAATAGAGTTGATTTCTGACTAAAAAGCTCTTATAATTATACTATGACTCTGGATGAACTACTCGAAAACTGGAAAGCCGACTCTGAGATAGATAGAACTGAACTCGGAGAAGAGGCTATTAAGATACCACAACTACATTCTAAGTACTTTAAATTCTATTCTACTGAAAGACTTTCTCTAAGAAAACTAGAAGAAGATTTAAAGGTACTTAAGAAGCAAAAGTATGAATGGTTTAGTGGTTCAATGGATTATGAAGATCTAAATGATCTAGGATGGGAACCCAACCCATTAAAAATACTTAGAGCAGATATACCTCAGTATATAGACGCTGATAAAGATATTGTTAGTCTTAATCTTAAAATAGCTTATCAAAAAGAGAAAGTTGATTTCTTAGATAACGCTATACGTTCTCTTAATACTAGAGGTTATAACTTAAGAGCTGCTATTGATTGGGAAAAATTTAAGATGGGAGGCATCTAATGCCATATATTGATAAGACTCCGATAGAGAGTGTAGAGCAAGCTATAAACTTATGGGAAGGTGTTATGCACGATCCTAATTTAGACGGTTATAATGGCTTTGCTTGTATGAAAAAAATTTATAGAGCTAAATGGGCAGCAGAAAAAGCTTTAAAGAATGTTCCACCTTATCATGGAATGGAAGAGTGGATTGAGGAGAATAAACCTGAATGAATTGTGTGATAGTAGGTTATGGTTTTGTTGGAAAAGCAACAGGAGCATACCTAGATAAATTAAATATCGATGTACATGTTCATGATCCAGCAATTGGATTAGAAGCAGATAGAAACAAAGAATATGATTTTGTTTTTTATTGTTTACCTACTAACGAGAAGAATGGTAAGTTAGATATATCTATACTTGAACAAGAGTATGGTACATGGAAAGGTGAACAAGTTATTAGATCAACTATAGGTCCAGATCAAGTAGAAAAATTTGATGAGCCTACTATGTGGCCAGAATTTTTAAGAGAGATTACTTGGATGGATCAGCTCTCTCAACCTGAAGTAGAAAATGTTATTGGTAAATCAGGATCAAGCTATTTTTGTTTCTGGCTGAAAGGTGAAACTGAAGTAACCGAAGTTACAGCTAAAGAAGCTGCTATGTTTAAAATGAGTAGGAATGCTTTCCTAAGTATGAAAGTAACCTTTGCTAACATATTAAATGATAACTGTAAGAAGAATAATATTAACTACTATACAGTTAAAGAACTCTTAAAAAGAAATATCGACCCAACTACGCATTTAGATGTTCCAGGACCAGATGGTAAGTTTGGTTTCGGTGGTAAATGCTTACCTAAAGATACCACTCACTATCAAACACTATCAAATGATACACTCTTTATGGCTGTATTAGGTTGTAATGAGATAGCGAGAAAAATGAAATGATTGTTGGTTTTACTTGTTCAGCATTTGACTTACTTCATGCTGGTCATGTCGCTATGCTACGTGAAGCTAAATCACAATGTGATTATCTTATTTGTGGCTTACAAGTAGATCCTTCTTTAGATAGAGAAGAAAAAAACACTCCTATTCAAACTATAGTAGAAAGATATACACAGCTTCAAGCTATTAGTTACGTTGATGAAATAATTCCATATATTACTGAAGATGACTTATTAGACATTATTAGTATGTTACCTATCGATGTAAGAATATTAGGTGATGAGTATAGGAATAAAGAATTTACTGGAAAAGAAATCTGCCAGAAAAGAGGCATAAAGTTATACTTTAATAATAGAGATCATAATTTCTCTACAAGTAGCCTCAGAAAGAAAGTATATGACAGAGAAAATATTCGTAGAAAAGTATAACGAAGCATACGTTAAAGTAAATTGTGATGCTGGTATTGCTTACGAGCTCCAGGATTATTTTACGTTTACAATCCCTAATGCTAAGTTTATGCCTCAGGTTAGAAATAAATTCTGGGATGGAAAAATACGTCTATTCAATGTAGCTACTCAAAGACTATATGCTGGGCTTACTCCTTATATAAGAAAGTTTGCTTATGATAGAGACTATGAAGTGGACCTAGATGATGACTTACATGATGACAGTTATTCAGTAAAAGAAGCATATGACTTTTGTAAACAAGCAACCAATTTAGAACCAAGAGATTATCAAGTAGAAGCTTTTGCTCATGCTATGAGAACAAGAAGAGCATTACTTCTATCACCTACCGCTTCAGGTAAATCACTTATCATATATCTTCTAGCTAAGAAGATGATTGAATCAAAGAAAAAAATTCTCGTTATTGTACCTACTACATCATTAGTATATCAAATGCAATCTGACTTTAAGTCATATGGTTATGAAAACAATATTAGAGTTATTGATGGCACTCAAGATAAATCTTGGCGTAATGATATCATAGAAGATATAGTAGTATCAACTTGGCAATCTATCTACAAGATGCCTAAGCCTTGGTTTAATCAGTTTAAGTGTGTAATGGGTGATGAAGCTCATAACTTTAAATCTAAGTCATTAACTTCTATCATGACTAAGCTAGAAGATTGTGAGTATAGATATGGATTTACAGGTACTTTAGATGGTACACAAACTCATAAGCTAGTATTAGAAGGACTATTTGGTGCTGTTAAAAAAGTAACTACTTCTAAAGAGTTAATGGATAAAGGAACTCTAGCTGATCTAAAGATAAAATGTATCGCTTTATCCTATCCTAAGTCAGAATGTGAGCTACTAAAGAAAGCTACCTATCAAGAAGAAATGGATTATATTGTTAGTTCAGATGCAAGAGCTAAATTTATTCAGAACCTTATTCTATCTATGAAAGGAAATACTTTAGTTTTGTTTCAACTAGTTGAACGTCACGGTAAAATATTATATAATAACTTAATAGAGCAACAAAAGAAAGAATTGTTCGATAGACAGTTCTTCTTTGTAAGCGGTGAAGTAAACGCTAAAGTAAGAGAAAATATTAGAGCTGTTGTTGAAGATGAGAAAGACGCAGTTATAGTTGCATCATACGGTACCTTCTCAACTGGTATCAATATACGTAACCTAAATAATATTATATTTGCGTCTCCATCTAAATCAAAAATTAGAGTATTGCAATCTATTGGAAGAGGCTTAAGAACTTCTGATAAAAAAGATAAAGCAACCCTATTTGATATCTCAGATGATCTATCACATGGAAAGAGACGTAACTATACTCTACAGCATAGCGCTGAAAGAATCAAATATTATAATGACGAGAAGTTTGATTATAAGATATACCAGGTAAAATTAAATGTTTAGTTTCATAAGACTTATTGACGGTACAGCCTTAATTGGTAATATTATAGATGAGTCAGATCAAACATATTTTATAGAAGATGCAGTTGAGCTTGGTTCTAAGAATCTTACTACTTTAGAGAGACAATATTTTTTTAAAAATGTTTATTCACCTTTCTCTACATCGAATGAAATTATAACTGAAATATATAAAGACCATATTATCTCTATACATCAAGATATGGACGAATATGTTCTAAGTCATTGGCAGCGATACGTCGCTAAATGGAAAAACCTAAGAGGTGAAGCAACAATATCAACTGAACCTACTAATGAAGTAAATAAAGATGATGTTGAAAGATTGAAAGCCTTTCTAGAGTATCAATCTCTAGCAAATAACGAGATACATTAAATGGGAAAACATTACGTTGACAACAAAGAGTTGTATAAAGTTCTTTTAGAGTATAAATTTGCAAGACTAGAAGCAGAAAAAAAGAATAAACCAAAACCACCTATCCCTAACTATGTTGGTGAATGCTTATTACAGATAGCAAACAGACTATCATATAAGCCTAACTTTGCTAACTATATGTTTAGAGAAGAAATGGTAGGTGATGGTATTGAAAACTGCATTAACTATCTTAATAATTTTGATCCTGAAAAAAGTAAAAATCCATTTGCTTACTTTACACAAATAATTTACTATGCCTTCTTAAGAAGGATTGAAAGAGAAAAAAGACAATTATATGTAAAGCATAAAGCTTTAGAAAATCATATGATTGAAGATGAGCTTTCAACACATCATGATAGTGCTTCAGAGACTAGTGGAGTTGCTGTTAGATTAGATACTGACTATATGAAAGAGTTTGTTAGTAATTTTGAGGACAAGCTAGAAGATAGAAAGAAGAAAAGAGAAAAAAAGAAAGCAAAAGAAAATTTAGGAAAATTTATAGATGAGTAAGATCGCTATTGTTACTGATATTCACTTCGGTGCTCGTAATGATAATCAACGAGTAGCTGACTTTCAGGAAAAGTTCTTTAGTGAAGTTTTCTTTCCCTATATCGATAAGCATAACATTACTGTAGTAGCTGATCTTGGTGATACTTTTGATAGAAGAAAGTTTGTTAACTTTTATTCTCTTGATAGAGCTAAAAAAATGTTTTTTACTCCTCTAAAAGAAAGAGGTATTGAGCTTCATGTATTAGTTGGTAACCACGATTCTTTTTATAAAAATACTATTGAGCTTAATTCTATTAATTTACTTGCCGAACACTATGATAATATAGTAACATATCAAGAACCTAAAGAGTGGAATAATATTCTTATGGTACCCTGGATATGTGATAGTAACGAAGAAGAAGTATTTAAGAAAGTAGAGGAGACTAAATGCCCTGTTATGTTTGGTCATCTTGAACTAGCAGGATATCAAATGTATAAAGGACAATCTATCTATCATGGTATGAAAGATGATTGGTTACAAAAGTTTGATCTTGTATGCACCGGTCACTATCATACTAAATCAGAACAAGGTAATGTAAACTATCTTGGATGCCCATATGAAATGACTTGGGCTGATGCTGATGATCAAAAAGGTTTTCATATATTTGATACAGAAAAAAGAGAATTAGAGTTTATTCATAACCCTAATACTATGTTTAAAAAGATATGGTATAACGATGAAGATGCAGTAGTAACTGATATTATTGATCAAGATCTATCCATATATCAAAACTGTTATATAAAAGTAATAGTAAAAAATAAAACTAATCCTTATTGGTTCGATATGTTCATTGAGAGATTAGAAAAGCAAAATCCTGTTCACCTACAAATAGTAGAAGATCATTTAAATTTAGACTTAGAAGATGATGATGATATTATTGGTGAAGCAGAAGATACCTTAACAATACTTAATCATTATGTTGAAGCTCTTGAGACTCAGGCTGATAAAAATGAAGTCAATAAAGTTTTAAGAGAAATATATTCTGAGGCGCTAGCAATAACTTGATAAAATTTAAAACTTTAAAGTGGAAGAATTTTCTTTCTACTGGTAATGTATATACTGAGTTACAGCTCGATAGAAATCCTACAACGTTAGTTATTGGAGATAATGGAGCCGGTAAGTCAACCTTCCTTGATGCTTTATCATTTGCATTATATGGTAAACCATTTCGTAAAGTAAATAAATCACAACTAATTAACTCTATCAATAAAAAAGATATGAGAGTAGAATTAGTATTCCAAGTAGGTAAACATATCTATAAGATAGTAAGAGCTGCTAAACCTAATATATTTGAGATATGGCAAAACGGTGAGTTAATTAATCAAGATGCTAATGCAAGAGACTATCAAGACTTCTTAGAAAAGCAAATTATAAAACTTACTCATAAAGCTTTTAGTCAAGTTGTTGTTTTAGGTTCTACTTCCTTTATTCCTTTTATGCAGCTTTCATCTATGCATAGAAGAGAAGTTATTGAAGATTTATTAGACTTACAAATTTTTTCTACTATGAATACTCTTCTAAAAGATAGAATAAACTCTAATGAAAAAGAGCTAGCTGAAGTTGAGTATACAGTTAAAATGCTAGAAGAAAAGATAGCTCTTACTGAAGAGCACTTAGAGAGCCTTGAAGCTGATAATAATTCTAAGATAGAGAGTAACTTATCTATGGTAGAAGAAAACAAGCGGGAGATAAAGGCTCTGCAAGGGACAACTAACGATCTAGCACAAAAAGTAGAAAGTATTAATGATAGTATCGATGATCAAAATACTGTTAAAAATCGTTATGAAAAGTTAAAAGAAGTTAGAGTTAAGCTTAATAGTAAAATATTAGATCTTAAAAAACGTCTTGTATTCTATCAAGAGAATGATAGTTGTGATGCCTGCGGTCAAGAAATTGATTCTACCTTTAAAGAAGAAATAGTTTGTGATCATAATAAAAAAGTAGATGAAATAAATGAAGGTATAGAAAAGCTTCAAGAAGAACTAAAGACTGCTGAAGATAGAATGGAAGAGATAATGACTAAGCAGCAAGAAGTTATCTCGTTACAAAATACTATGAAAGAGCTTTCATGGAAAGAAAGAACTTTAAATGATAGTATCAATAAACTCCTAGAAGAGAATAATAGCTTAAAAGATGTTAGTGGTAATAAAGCTAAGAACTTAAAGCAGCTTGATACGTTTGAAAAGAAAAGAGATAATGCTCTACTAACAAAAGTAGAAGAAGTAAATAATAGAAATGTACTTGGTGTTGTCTCTACCATACTTAAAGATTCAGGTATAAAGACTAAAATAATAAGACAGTATGTTCCTATTATGAATAAGCTGATTAATAAATATCTTGCTGCTATGGACTTCTTTGTTCAGTTTGAGTTAGATGAGTCTTTTAATGAAACTATTAGATCAAGATTCAGAGACGATTTCTCATATGCTTCATTTTCAGAAGGTGAAAAAATGAGAATAGATCTTGCATTATTATTTACTTGGCGCTCCATTGCTAAGATAAGAAATAGTGCTTCAACTAATCTGCTTATTATGGATGAAGTATTTGATTCTTCTTTAGACGCTTCAGGAACTGATGAGTTCTTAAAGTTACTAAATGAGTTGACTTCTGATACAAATGTCTTTATAATAAGTCATAAAGGTGATACCTTAATAGATAAATTTACCAATGTACTTAAGTTTGAAAAAGTTAAGTCATTTTCTAGATTAGCATCATGAGTAAAGTAATAATTCCAATTGGTGATAATAATGATATGCTCAGGAATAAAATGCCTGACTTTGATTTTGCTGACCCTACAATAGATCCAGTTGAACTATCACATAAACTTATTAATGCTATGAAAGATGGTAAAGGTATCGGACTTGCGGCTAACCAGATAGGAGTACCTGTCAGGGCTTTTGCTATGTATTCAGAGCCTCCTATAGTTGCATTTAATCCAAAGATAACATACTTTGGTGATGAGCTTGTAACTATGGAAGAAGGTTGCTTATCATATCCAGGTGTTTATATTAAAATTAAACGTCCTAGATTTATAAGAGTTAGGTTTACTGATCCTTATGGAGAAGTTTGTACTAAGAAATTTGATGGTATGGCCGCAAGAGTTTTTCAGCATGAGTTAGATCATTTAAACGGTATAGAATATTTTACTCAAGCTCACCCAATTCATTTAGATAGATTTAAACGTAAATGGAAAAAGGTACAACGTTTAATTAGGAAGGCGGCTAAGGTAGCTAAATAATAGTCAGATGTGCCCTTCCACATCTTAAATAAAACTAGGAGTATATATGTCAAAAAAGTATCTCTATTCTGAGATTTTCGATTCAATACAAGGAGAAGGACAATATACAGGCGTCCCTACTGCCTGGTTGAGATTCTTCCTTTGCAATTTACAGTGTAATGGTTTCGGTCAAGATGATCCGACTAATCCAGACACATACGATCTTCCTTACGAGAAGATAGATTTAACTAATATAGATAAACTAGAAGACCTTCCAGTTTGGGAAAAGGGTTGTGATAGTTCTTATTCTTGGTCTAAGAAATTTAAAAAATACCAGTCAATGGGAACTGCTGATGAAATAGCTGATAAAGTTAGAGCAGCATTTACTAATGATTATAACCAAGGTATGTGGCTTAACAGGCACATGTGCTTTACTGGTGGTGAACCTCTTATGAAAACTGCTCAGCAATGTTCTATGGACATGATGAAGAAATGGATTGATGAAAGAGACTTTCCAAGAGCAGTTACTTATGAAACTAATGGAACAAAAGAAATAGAAGTAGACGGTTTTGTTGAATTCTGGAACGAATACAGAGATGTATGGGGCTGTGAGTTATTTATTTCTTGTAGTCCAAAACTATGGACTGTTGCAGGAGAAAAAACTGAAAGAGCTATAAAACCAGAAATAGTTGCCTCTTATCAGCAATTTACTAATAGAGGTCAACTTAAATTTGTTATTAACGGTACTAAAGAATGTTGGGAAGAGTTAGAAACTACTATCGACAACTTTAGATATCATGGTGTTGAATGGCCAGTATGGGTTATGCCTGTCGGTGCTACAGTTGAAGGTCAAGAGTTAGTAGCTGCTGATGTAGCAACTGAAGCATTTAAACGAGGATATAATGTATCTGCCAGAGTACACACTTACTTATGGGGCAATACAATAGGTGTCTAGTTGTTATAAAAAAGAATCTGTTTCTGATTCAGATCTAAAAAAATATTTAGAGCTATATGAATCTTTACCTGAAGAAAAGATTAAGCAATTTTATAATTTACATTATTGCTTAAGAAGAGATGTACCAAAAGATCAACGCATTGATGTAGGTGGTAATGGTGAAATGTATGCTCAATATTTTTTAAAATATATTGAAGGTTCTTTTACTAAATCTCATGTTGATAATGAAGAAGAAGTTGGTGAAACTGTAATTACTTTAATAGATAAAGAAGATCTGATTGGTGGTGATATAATAGTATATGAACCTCACTTTAAAAATACTGATTGGGAAGCTACAGCTGAAAATGGAATGATTAATTACTATAGAGGTGAATATCTGCCTGGGCAAAAAATTATACCTGTAATTGTTAATCAAGAAGTGGGTGAATCTATTTTTTACAGTCACTCTACAATGCATAGTGTTAGTAAAGTATTAAGAGGAACTAGAACAGTTCTAGTAACTTGGTACAATAGACCTGATAAGGTATTGTTAGTTGGTAATGGTACATCTATTCTTGATAAAGAATTAGGTGAAGAAATTGATTCATTTGGTAATGTAGTTAGATTTAATTCTTTTGTTACTAAAGGGTATGAAAAATTTACCGGTAGTAAAACTGATACATGGTTTACCTGTATGGGTAAGCATAAAGAAAATATGGATGATTTCAGACATGTTATATCTCACTCATGGGAACCAAAAGAAAAATGTCGACTCTATAATGAACTTCATTCAAGAAGAGATGATGTAACTAAAGTTGATAATGATTTTATTGATTATTATGGTTTAGTAGCACCAAGTACAGGATTAATAGCTATTATGCATTACTTAAAGACTAATGAGGTTATTTGGATTCACGGCTTTGATTGGTGGGAGCGTGATAAGCATCATTATGCAGATAATGAGCCGAGAGGTGAACTACATCAACCTGAAAAAGAATATGAAATTATAAAAAGTTTTGGTGACAGGATTAGATTTATTGAGTAAATATTATGTTTAAAAAGAAAGAAGTCGATTATGACTATAAAGCGTTTGAAGAAGGTATAGAAAAAATATACAATAATATTATGGCTGTTGGTCAGCCGTATAGTAGAATAATAGGTTTATCAAGAGGTGGTTTAATCCCTGCAGTTTGTTTATCTCATAAGTTAGATATTCCTGTAACACCTCTAGTTTGGTCAACAAGGGATTCTGGTGAAAAAGAAATCGTAGAATGGATACCAGAAGACTTGAATAATGGTGCTAAGTATCTTATAATAGATGATATAATTGACTCAGGTCAAACTATAAAAACTCTATTCGAATCATGGGGAGAGTTTCCAAAAGATAACATTAGTATCGCATCTTTAATTTATAATTCGGATCAAGAACTTATGGTTGATTTTTTCGATCTATCTATTCAACGCTCAAAGGACAAGAGCTGGTATAAGTTCTTCTGGGAGAACAAATGATTATGTATGAACAATTACTTTTAGTTTTTATTTTATTAATGGCAAAGCATACTATTGCTGATTACTTTCTACAAAGAATGTGGATGATACAAGACAAATCAGTATATGGTGCACCTGGTGGTATATGGCACGCAGCTATTCATGGTATTGGTACTGTACTAGTATTAGTTCCTTTTTTAGTTAGTAATTTATTGGCCATAGTTCTAGCAATGCTTGATGCCTTAATTCATTATCATATTGATTATGTTAAAAGCAACATATGGAAAAAATATAACTATGATAATACACAAACTGAATATTGGATACTGCAGGGCGTAGATCAGTATCTACATTTTTTAACCTACGCTTTAATTATTTACATTATAGGAGCATAGATGTTTTTTAGTACTAAAACTTACGGGCATGAAACTGGACTCTCATGCGCATTTAGGCAACCGAATGCAACTCATAGTCATTGTAGCTTACTTCATGGCTATGCTTTATCTTTTAAGTTTGTATTTGGTGCTCAACAATTAGATGATAAAAACTGGGCTGTTGATTTCGGTGATTTAGGAGAGCTTAAACAATGGTTAAAGGATAACTTTGATCATAAAACGGCTGTAGATAAAAATGATCCTGAAAAAGACGCTATGGTATTTTTAGAAGATAAAGGGCTAGTTGAATTAGTTTTTATGGATGGAGTAGGATGTGAGAAGTTTGCATATCATGCATGGGAAAAAGCTAATGAAATAGTAGAACGTAAAACAAATGGCAGATGCTATTGTGTTTCTTGCGAAGTGAGAGAGCATGGAGCTAATTCTGCAATTTATAAGAGAGAACCAAATGACAGTTGAAAAAGATAAAGGAATAGATTATAATACTAACATGAAACCTAAAAATAACGTTTACGATCTCTACTGGAATTCTATTAAGAATAAAAAGCTTAGAGCATGGTCTAATGATAATATTTCAGAAGTGCTTACAGATGCTGGTAGAGAAAAATTAATTGATGAAGTTGCAGAAGCTTTTGAAGAAGTACTTCATAGACTTCTTATTGATTGGAGAAACGATCCTAACGCTCAAGGTACACCTAGACGTCTTGCTAAGATGTATATTAATGAATTAATGCAAGGTAGATACTTTGAAAAGCCCATTGCTACTGCATTCCCTAACGAAGGTGAAGAAAAGTATGAAGGTATGCTTGTTGTTAGATCTGAGCTTAGATCAATGTGCTCCCATCATCATCAACCGGTAGTTGGGATTGCTTATATTGGTATTATACCTAACGGTAAAGTTATTGGTTTGTCTAAGTATACAAGAATAGCTCAATGGGTAGCTAGAAGAGGAACCTTACAAGAACAATTATGTAATGAAATTGTAAAAGAGCTGCAAGCTGCTACAGGTACAGAAGACCTAGCAGTTTATATTCATGCAGTTCATGGTTGTTGTGAGAATAGAGGTATTATGGCTCATTCATCACTTACTCAAACAACCGTATTAAAAGGAAGATTTAACGAGCCTGATGTCAAGAAAGAGTTTTTTGATGACATTATGCTACAGCAGCAGTATGCTGGAGGAAAATAATATGGCAATAGAAAAACAACCTATCGAGGTTAATAAAGTAGATCTTAGAGATGAATTACTATCAGCTAGTAAGCAATTGTTTACTGCTAATATCTCTAAGCATGTTTTAAATATTGAAGTACTTTTACAGAAGCAAGTCGGTGTAGCCGAACATCCTGATATTATGGAAACAATACAAAAAGAAATGGAGCAGATTGCTCATTATAAAGATTTAGTAGACGTAGTAGAAAATTATTTCGAATGAGAATAGCACACGAAGCACCTTTAGATATAATTAAGAAGGTTAGTGAAAGCACTGACTATGATTATGCTTTAGTTCATTTATTTGAAGAATTGCCAGCTTATTATAATCACTTCGTAGAAGCTAAAAAGAAAGGTAGATATACTATTCTAGATAATTCAATTTTTGAGCTTGGTGAGGCTTTTAATGCGGATGAGTTTGCTGCTTGGATAAAGCAATTAAAACCTTCTGCTTATATCGTGCCAGATGCATTGGAACAGAAAGACACAACAATTAAGAACTTTAGTTCATGGATGGAACGATATAAAGACTTACCAGGTCTCAAAATTGGTGTAGTTCAAGGCAAAGATTGGAATGAAATAATCGAGTGCTATAACTATATGAATGAGAATGCAGATATAATTGCTATATCATTTGATTATAGTTACTATGAAGAACTATATCCTAATGAAGAAAACAAATACGTATCATGGATGAAAGGTAGACAGAAACTGCTTCATGATATGTTAGAGGAAAAAATAATTAATACTGAGAAAGATCATCATTTATTAGGTGCTGGTTTACCTCAGGAGTTTGTAGCATATAAAGAATACGATTGGATTGATACTATTGATACTTCTAATCCTGTAGTGCATGGTATGAAAAATATTAAGTATGAAGAGTTAGAAGATGGTGTTTTTGGTTTAAATGATAAAGAATCAGTTAAATTATTTACTTTAATGGAAGAAAAGGTTGAACATCAGTATAGTGTATTCTATAATATGCTTAAGTTTAGAGAAAATATATGTGGATAGCAATTTTTAGTCATTCGGGAAGCGAACTAGCTTCTGTTATAGAAACTATTGGTAGGGAACCAGATCATATTGTTACTAATCAATTTGAAACTACTAAGATAGATAAACGACTTAGAAATAAGATTGAATATATGGAAGCAAAAGATATTCATGACTGGTTAACTGCAGTAGCAGATGACGATCCAGTAGTTACTTTACATGGTTATAATAGAATCGTACCTGAGAGAGCACTAACTGAGAAGATGTATAATGTTCATCCTGGTGATACGATTAAGTATCCTGAACTAAGAGGTAAAGATCCTCAGAAGAAAGCTTTAGAGTTGGGTTTACCTACGACTGGTGTTATAATACATCAAGTAGATGAAGGTGTTGATACTGGTGAAACTCAGATGATAGCTGTTCATGATATAAAAGAAAATATTAGTGAAAAAGATTTAATTGAAGAATTAAGACAGGTGGCTATAAATTTATGGTCATCTTTTTTATTAGGTAAAGTATGAAAGTTGGTATAACAGGAGCTCAATCAGTAGGTAAGACTACTTTGTTGAATGCTTTAAGATCGGAAAAAAAGTTTAAGCAATATGCTATATGTGATGAAGTCACAAGAGAACTAATTAAATTAGGACTAGATATAAATGAAGCTGGTTCTGACTTAACGCAAGAACTAATCATGCAGAAGCATGTATTTAATGTGTTTATGTATAATGATATGTTAACAGATAGGACTGCCTTAGATGGGTTAGTATATACTACCTATTTGCATTTGCATGGTAAGGTAAGTAGTGATACTCTTGAAAGAGTTAGAACTATCTATGATAAAATTATACATGAGTATGATTATATTTTTTATATTCCACCTGAGTTTAATATTGTAGATGATGGTGTAAGATCTATCGATCCTACTTTTAGAGATCAGATAGTAGAACTATTCGAAGGTTATATAACTGAAATGCCTAGAGAGATAGTTAGACTAAGTGGCTCAGTAAGAGAAAGACTAGATCAAATAATGAAGGTATTGAAATGAAAAAACTAGATAAAATTGTTAGTAAGCATTTAGGTAAGGCAGGAGACGGTTCGGTTGTTAAACCTTATGTTACTCCTGACAAAGCTGATAAAAGTTTACTAGTACCTGTACCAAGAGTACTTAATAGAGAAGAATATGATATTAATGAAGATGATCTACCATTTGTAGGCTTTGATACTTGGAATTGTTATGAAGTATCTTTTCTACTTGATAATGGATTTCCTGTTAGTGGAGTAGTTAAAATAGTATATCCATCTGATAGTGAATGTATTGTAGAATCTAAATCATTAAAGTTATATTTAAACTCATTCAATATGCATAGGTTTGGTAATAGTTTAACTAGAGCTATTGTTAAAGCTAAGCAAATGATTGAAGATGATTTAAGAGATGCTTTAGAGTGTGATGTAGATGTTTGGTTCCATTATGATGATGAGAATGAATTACCTGCAGCTCCTATCAAAGGGCATTTTGTTAGATTAGAATCATTAATTAATCAAGATGATATTGAATTTGTAGAATACGAAGAAGATCCTAAAATACTAGAGCATGCTCCTATGCTAGGCTTTATGCCTTTTCAAGTTACTTCTAGTGCATTAAGATCTAATTGTAGAATTACTAACCAGCCTGACTGGGGTGATGTATACATTCATATTGAAGGTGAGGATTGTGTAACTCCTGAATCTCTTATGAAGTATATTGTTAGTATGAGAAAAGAAAATCATTTCCATGAGGAAATATGTGAGTGTATATTTAAAAGATTGAGAGATATCTTAGAAGAT